CCACCGGTTTTCTAGATAAAAGAGGGTGGTGCCTGATGCAAGTTACCTTGATCGATTACACCGGCGCTGGTTCTAATGATCCAGACTACGCCATCAATCTTTTGATCTTCACCAAGAATACAAGACTAACAATGTCACCATCAGGCATCAAAGACATTGCCGCATGGCCGTACGAAAAGAAGACGGCGGAACTCAATTACATGGCTAATTCTATTCCAAGTTCCTGGGAGTTTGTCAATTATACTTTTATGATAGAAGGTGTAACACGGGCTTTCACTCATCAGTTTGTCAGAAGTCGACACTGCTCCTTTGCGCAACAAACTATGCGTGTATTGGACGTTTCTAATGGCGCGGGGTGGGAGTATGGTACAGGACCTACCATTGAGGAAAAACCAGATCTTAAAGGCAATTATGAAGCCACAATGGAAACGGTCGCTCGGGCTTATGAATGGTTGATCCGGGATGGCGCTGCTATCGAAGACGCCCGTGGCATTCTGCCAACTAATATTCTCACCAATATCGCCATGTCCTGCAACATGCGCACTTTTGTGGAACTTGTGCGCAAACGCTCTTCTTCCCGCACTCAAGGGGAATACCGCGAAGTTCTTGAACAGATGAAGGTGTCTGTTCAAGCGGTACACCCTTGGATTGATTTATTTATCGCACGTGACTTTGACAAAGCAGCCAGCGATCTTGACCAACAAATTAGGGCATCAGACCTGCCGCAAGAAAACAAAATAGGCATGATCAAGCTGATTGATCAATTGCGTGGACAAAGTTAATGCGTACCAACATCTTATGCGACCTGGATCACGTCGTGGCCAACAGCTTTTGGCGCGATCCGATGATCGGTGGGCCATGGGATGAGTACCACGCTGCTAGCATAAACGACCAGCCATTACCAGATATCGTCAATCTTCTCAATGCATTACCAGATGAATATTATATTGTCGGGCTGACCGGACGCGATGAAAAATGGCGACAGTTGACGATCAAGTGGCTGCTCATGCACGACGTGCCAATGGACGAATTACTGATGCGTCCAACAGGGGACTGGCGGCCAGCGCCAGCAATGAAAGTCAAGCTGGCGACGGAACGCTTCCCAGACATCACTAATGAGGTGGCATTCATTTTGGATGATCGAGAAGACGTTATTGCTGCCTTTAAGGCGCTGGGGGTCACAGCATTGCATGTTAATGGACGGGCCAAATGAAACGCGTCGCTATTGTCACTGGTGGATCGTCTGGCTTGGGCGCTGAAATTATGACCGCCATCGCGCCACATTACTCCACCTTGATCAATTGGTCCATGGCAATGGTGGACTTACGGTTCGAGGACCAAGTCAAAGGTGCCGCGCGCAAGGCTATCACCGAGCATGGAGCAATCGACACCCTCATCAACTGCGCTGGCGTCAACCACATCGAATGGCTGCCAAAACTAGAAGTGGCGGACTGGGATCGAGTGATGAACACCAATGCCAGGGGCATCTTCTTGACAGCTAAATATCTGTGTGATGCAATGAAGGGCGGTACAATTCTCAATATTGTTTCCAATGCCAGTCATGTTCCGATGACGACCAGTGCGGCCTACAATGCGTCCAAGGCAGCAGCGGCAATTTTGACTGGGCAACTCAGCCGGGAATTGGGCAAGACGCATGACATAACCTGTTTCGCTATCAGCCCCAACAAGCTCAAGGGCACCGGCATGTCAGGTTATATTGATGAACAAGTTTGCAAGTTGCGCGGCTGGACGGCGGAGCAAGCGCGGGCCTATCAGCTGGCAGCATTGCCTGCCGGAGAGGAAACCAATCCAAGGGTGCTGGCGGAGTTTATCGCTTACTTACTTTCATCCAAAGAGCGGCACAAGTTTCTTGCTGGTGTGGACATTCCGTATGGTGGTCCATGAGTAATATTCCAAAAGCGCGTGCGCAAATTATTGCGGCTCAAAAATTATTGGCGAGTGCATTAAATGAGATGACAAGGGAATCACCGGTACGTCAAGCGCCACGGCGTGAAATGAAACCAATCCCGGCTAAGGTTAAACAGTTAGTGCACGACTTGGCTGTGCTGCATCCAGAGTGGAATGTGCATTTGATTGCCAATGCTAGCGGTTTGATGAATTCTGGCCGGGTGAGTGAAATTCTTAGTGGCAAGCGCGGTAAGCAATACGCATTGAATGGAAATAAAAATGAAAAAATGTGATCAAATAGCCTGGTATTGCGAAACCGAGGACCAAGAAGCCTGGGTCAAGAAACTATTTGGCCTGCAAAATAAAGTGTGGATCACCGATCATGTGGTGGGCATCTCCACTGTTTGGGGCTCCAAGATTGATAGCACCAATGAGGCAATGCTTCAATTCAATTACGACCTCGGCATCGAACTTGAGCTAATTCATTATATTAAAGGCGACCACTGGCACAATCCATTCGGGGTGAGTAAGCCTGGACCATTTCTCAGTCACATTGGTATTCACTTGGACGATGGGGAAGACTTTCCAGCCATGGAAGGCTGTCGGCTGGCGCAGGAAACCTTCACCATCAGCCATACCTCTGAATACCTCACCACAGGCGCTGGCGCAGGGCGCAAGTACCACTACCGCATCTACGAATTGGCTCCCCAAACATTCATTAAGTATATTCGTAGGATACCGCCGCCATGACACCAGACAAAATTCTGTTGAAAGCAGCCAAGACCTTTGCCGAGCGGCAAAAGGTTTACGGTTCCAACTACCTCCGCGCGGGCGCAGCACTAGCGGCACTATTCCCGGAGGGACTTGATCTGAAATCTATTGATGACCATAATAGATTTCAGATCTTTAATTTAATCCTGGTGAAGCTTTCCCGCTATGCGGTAAACTGGAAAACGGGACATCAAGATTCAATCCATGACGTGGCGGTTTATGCCGCAATTTTGGAGGCCATCGATGCAGCCCAACATCACGATTGATCATGACAAGGTGAGCGTGGAAGGTGTCCTTGTCGCGCGGCCCACGCGCATCGCCCCAATGCAATGGTTGGAATGGTGGGAAGGCTTAATGGGCCAAGAAGAAATCTTCACTGCTGGATACAATGAAGGCTTGGCAGAAGGCAAGGCTGTTGGCCAAGAAGAAGCCTACTTGAGAGGCTACAACGCCGCGCGTCAGGAAGCACTCAATGGAAGCGTTTCTCTTTGACACAGAAACCGATGGCTTGGTAGCCAATCACACATTGAAGCTGGCGCGCCAGCCTTGCGTGATAGAGTTTTACGGTTGCAGCGCGGACCTCAAGACAGGTAAAATTTTGCATGAGTTAAATTTTCTCATCAAGTCGCCGCAGCCCATCAGCGCAGAGATCACAACCATCACCACTATCACTAATGAGATGCTGAAAGACGCCCCGCCTTTCAGCATCGTCGCCGACAAAATCTTTACGGCAATAGAAAATGCACCAGTAGTCATCGCGCACAATCTCAGTTTCGATAAGGAAATGTTGGACCTAGAAGCCGAACGGCTGGGCCGTAAGATTGCTTGGCCACGTCTCATTTGTTCAGTAGAACAGTCTATCGCTATGAAGGGTTATCGTCTATCATTATCTAATTTACACCAAGAGTTGTTCGGTGAACCGTTTGAAGGTGCCCATCGCGCTAAAGCAGACGTCAAGGCGCTGTTACGTTGTTGCGTAGAACTCTGGAAAAAAGGAATATTGTAATGGGTGTGCTGAATGATCTGGCAGAAAAATGTCACGCTGTTAATATCACTTGGTGGCAAGATCCAATGACAGGTGAGCCACTGACCCGTAATAAAGGCGAACTGCTCATGCTTATAGTTTCTGAATTAGCAGAATGCATGGAAGGCGAACGAACGGATTTTGCTGACACACACTTGCCGCATCGTAAAATGGCAGAAGTTGAATTGGCCGACACATTAATCCGCATTTTTGATTACGCGGGTGCATTCGGTTATGATCTTGACGGTGCATTCAATGAAAAATTATCTTATAATGTTAGACGAGCGGATCACAAACCGGAAAATAGATTGAAAGAAGGCGGTAAGCGCTGGTGATATGCGCATAAGATCAGGGTACTCCTTCCGCGTGGCAGTCGGGCATTTGCCCGAGGTTGTGGCGCGTGTGAAGGCAATAGGATGGAGTGTTGCCCCCATCACTGATCGCGCTTCCACCTTTGGTTTCACAAAGTGGACCAAGCTGGCCGCTAAGGCGGGCTTGCGGCCTATTTATGGCGTGGAATTGGCCGTCGTGGTGGAATTGGGGGTGAAGAAGCCAGTGACAGATTACTGGACCTTCATTGCTATTGATGAGCTGCAACCATTGCACGATTTGATCGGGCTGGCCACCGATAATCCGGGCTGGGAGCCTTGCTTGACTTACCCGCAAGCGCTCAACGCTGCTGGCGTCATCAAGATTGCCGGTGAACGTGTACAACTGGACCAGGTCAAAGGCCGACCCAAAGATTTTTACCTGTCACTTTCCCCTGCCACGCCAAAACAACTGGCACGGCAGAACAGATTCCGATTCATCGCTAACAGTGATAATTATTTCCCTACTGCCAATGACATGGAATTCTACCGTATCACGCTGGGTAAAAGAGCTTTTACCCAGACTTACCCGCAGTTTATCTTATCAGATGCGGAATGGCGCATTGCAGTGCAATGGGTGGCCGATGGGAAAATGCAAAATGACGCACTGGCCAATCGAAACAAGGTGTTCACCCGCTGCCGTGCGGTGATGCGGCATGCCACTTTGTTGCGGCCGCAGCGCCCGCAGACCTTGCGTGCTATGTGCGAGGCAGGTGCGGTCAGAACAGGTGTCGATCTAAGCGATCGTATTTACAAAGATCGCTTAGATCGAGAGCTGGCGCTGATTGAGGAAAAGCAATTTGCTGACTATTTTTATGTCATCGCTGACATGGTGAACTGGGCCAAGGCGCGTATGATTGTTGGCCCCGCACGTGGCTCCTCCTGCGGGAGTCTCGTGTGTTATCTTTTGAACATCACCACCATAGACCCAATTCCTTATGGACTGCTGTTCGAGCGCTTCATTGATACCAACCGCACTGATTTGCCTGATATTGACATTGATTTTTCTGATCAGCGTCGGCAACTTGTATTCGATTATGCCGAGCAGAAGTATGGCGCGGCGCACGTGGCGCGGCTTGGCACGGTTGGTATGTTCATGCCACGGTCCGCGCTCAAAGCCACCGGCATCGCGCTCAAGATACCTATTTGGATGGTGGATCGCACGCTGGACAGTGTGGTCGAACGGTCGTCCGGTGACTCACGCGCCATGCTGGCATTGGAAGACACCCTCGTCGGCACGGATGCTGGTAAGAAGTTGCTGGCAGAATTTCCAGAAGCCACAATTGCTGGTCGGTTAGAAGGCCACCCCAACAATGCTAGCCAGCATGCCGCTGGTATTGTGCTGACGCAAGAGCCCATCAATAACTATGTTGCCGTGGACCGCCGCACCAAGTCCGCTATGGTTGACAAGAAAGACGCGGAAGATTTAAATCTCTTAAAAATTGACGCTCTTGGTTTAACTCAATTGTCAATTTTTGAGAGAACTTTACAACTTATTGATAAGCCAGACATCAGTGGCTGGTTAGAAAAGTTACCATTGGACGATCCAACAGCTTTTGAAGTGTTGAACAAAGGCCATTTTGCTGGCGTGTTTCAATTCAATGGTGGCGCGTTGCAAAGTCTAGCCAAGCAAGTGAAAATTAAACATGTCGAGGATATCATTTCCATCACAGCCTTAGCACGCCCTGGTCCTATGGCCACGGGTGGTGCGCACTCCTGGGTGCGGCGTAAAAATGGGCAAGAAGAAGTTTCCACTATGCATCCTATGTTAACACAACTCACGCAAGACACTTATGGCGTTGTGGTTTATCAAGAACAGGTAATGAATGTGGTGCGCCATATGGGCCAGTTCAGCTGGGATGACACTTCGGCAATACGCAAGGCGATGTCCGGACGCTTGGGCAATGAGTTTTTTGAACGCTATCGCTTAAACTTTCTGAAGGGCGCAAAAGCCAATGACATCAATGAAGCTACTGCGGAGGCCATTTGGAAGCACATCAATACCATGGGGTCGTGGGCCTTCAACCGGTCGCACGCTGTGGCTTATGGTTTGGTGAGTTACTGGTGTTGTTATCTCAAGGCGCATCATCCCCTGGAGTTTGCCGCCGCCACACTGGACGCGGAAAATGATCCACAAAAACAGATTGCCATACTCCGTGAACTCAAAAGCGAAGGGGTGGACTACGTCGCGGTGGACGCAGACCATTCCATCGACCGCTGGGTGGCCGTGAAAAAGGGCAATGCAGCCACGCTGGTCGGGCCACTGACCGCGATCAAGGGCATTGGTCCAGCTACCGTGCAAGAGATTTTAGCGTGCCGTAAGGATGGCAAACCGTTGCGCGCCACACTGGTCAAGCGGCTGGCCACCGCCAAGACGGAAATTGATTCTTTGACCCCGATTGCGGACGCTATCGCAAGGTTGCACCCAGACTTCATCGCTAGCAAAATTGTCTCGCGCCCATGGCCAGTCAGGACAGTGCAATGTGGCGTGGATGGCGAGGTGATGATTTTAGGCCTGGCGCGCAAGATTGCGCCCAAGGATGAAAATGAAGCAGTGAACATCGCCAAGCGCAGCGGCAAAGTGCTCTACGGGCCGACCAAGGCGGTCAATTTATTCTTCTTGGACGACACTGATGAGATTTTTGCAAAAATATCTCGTTTCAATTATGAACGGTTGGGCAAGGAAGTTGTGGAGCGTGGCCGGGCCGGGGAAGCGCTCTACGCGGTGAAAGGGCAAGTGTGGCGTGGCTTCCGTGGCATTGACATTACCGCGATCAAATTTTTGGGCTTCATCAATGAGTGACGGTGGACTGCGCAAACTTTTCACAGCGCACTTCAACGAGGCGCATTTTGTGCCTGTGGAGAGCTGGTCAACTGGCAAGGGCGTGCCAGACGTCAATTATTGTTTTCCAGGCGGTCATGAAGGTTGGATAGAAAATAAGGCCACCACCACATTGCGGCTCAATATTTCCCCGGAGCAAGTGGCGTGGGCAGAGCGCCGGTTGCGTTGTGGCGGGAGAATTTTCTTGGCGGCAAGACGGCAAACTACCGCTGGCCCGCGTAAAGGACCATCGGTAGACGAGCTTTGGCTATTCCCAGGCATTGCTATACGTTGGTTAATCTCACAGGCCATGGACCAAGCACCAGGGCTGATTTTAAAATCAACCGGTGGCCCTCGTAATTGGGATTGGGCTGGAATCAAAGAAGTCCTTGTTAAAGTGGGCTAATTAACTCTTTTTCTTTTTCCTTGCTTTTTCTTTTTCTTTCAGGCATAATGATCATTGAAGCAGGAGAGACAGATGAAAGACCTGAGACCAGCATGGCGTAGGCGCGGTAATAGCAAGCCTCGCTTTTATGATCCAACCAACAAAAATGAAAAACGTCGTACGATGGTTAAGGCGCTCATTAAAGCTGGCTTACCTAAAGAGAGTTTTGCTCGCTGCCCAATCAAAGATCTAAAAGAACTTTATGCGGCAATGCCGAAGAGTAGAGGGAGGTGAAGATGACACACCATGAATGGCCCTACCTTACGCTACGCGCTGATGGCGTGCTGCTCTACTATGACGAAGATCAATATAAACATGTTGCGTTCGCCATCGCGCCAGATGGGACTGATTTACTTTTTGCCGATGCTGCCGAAGCCGAAGCTTGGCTGGTCGCGAATGACATTCGGGGGAGCGTAAGATGACAACATTAGTAGAAACGCGTAAAGAATTATTCGCTGCGCTCGGTGCGGCAATAGATGCAGCACCGGCCTCGGAACGCGCGAAGTTGGCGCAAGCGTTAGAGGACTTTGCCGAGCACCGTGGTGTGAGTACCTATCGGAGAATTTGTGACAAGTCGCCACTGTTGGAGGAGACATTTGAGGTGATAGAGGAAGCGTCCGGTGCGATGTTGTTTTATCCGGAAGGTGTCAATGGGTGAAAGGCAGGTGATCATCGCAGCGCCCGTCATTTTTCGCCTCTGACGGGCGTCACGATGCAATCCTGGAGGGTGAAATGGAACGCGCTGTGGCACTGAAGAAATTACAAAAGGTCCTTGGTAACAAGCTTGGCTACCGCATCAACGCCAATGCGCCAACGCCAGAAGAAAGAGAAATTGCCAAAGTGCAATTGCAGGAAGCCGTGTGCAAAAGCATAGAGCTGAAGGAAAAGCGTGACGCCCGCTATAAACAGATCCTCGCTGGCGACGCAGAATATCAAAACCTGCATGCGGCGCACAAAACCGCTAGTGAGCATGTGGACAAACTGCGTTCTCTATCCCGTCATTATAAAATTACGGTCGGCACCGATGAAGGCTTGTTCTTTCGACAAAGGGCCGAAGGTGACTCATGGGAGGAAATCATAAAAAAGGTGCACGATGCAGTGCCATAAGGTGCTATTTTACCGCAATCCGATCAGCGGGGTATTCCGCGCCGTTTGCAGCTGCGGATGGTCATTGACGGACGCCAATGCAGACTGGGTGCGTGGCCGTGCTGCAGTGCATGATTTAATGGAGGGTGAAGATGAAAGAACTCAGTGAAATGGCTGGCTCAGAATTGGTGGCGGAATTTAACGCGCGAGCCTTGGTGCGTGGGCAACCGCCCGTCAAACGCTTCGCAGATCGCAAGACGGCAATCCGGCGTATCCAAGCGCTGGACGTCACAATTCCATCCCAGCCAGCGCAGCGCATCAATGGGGTGGTGGCAGATTTCGGCGTTGCTCCCAGCTCCAATCGGGCCAAGTTGCTGGAAGCTTTGTTCGCCAACCTTGGGAAGCAGGTTCCATTGGAAGATTTAACGCAGGCGGTCTACGGCTCCACGGATAAAAAATATCGCAGCGCACTCAATATGGTGGTGACGGGGTTGCTTGCTTTAATTAAGAAAAAGAGCCTTAACTTTGCAATTGTTAAACAGAAAAAGGAGAATAGCCTTGGCCTTCACATTACGTAAAGATGGCATTCGGTATTCGCCAGCCGAACGCAAGTTGTTTGGGCTATTGTCCACACAACAAGTGACTTCAAAGGCGCTAGCACACAGATTGCATGGCACCAGGGCGCTCAATGGGCGTGCCACGGTTATCAGCGCTGCAAAATCACTGATCCGCAAGTCGCAACGCAACCGTGAACCATTCAGAATATGCAAGACTAAGCGTGCCGGGCCGCATCCTGTGGCTTACTGGCTGGAACGGCGGGCATGAACTACATTCCTAAAATGGCAGCCTACGACCATCAGACGGTTGCGCTGAAAAAGATGCATGGCAAGCGAGCCTTTGCCCTGCTTATGGCGATGAGAACTGGAAAATCTAAGGTGTTGCTTTGACGATTTTGGCCGGTTGGAAGATGCCAAGGCAGTACAAGACTTACTGGTGGAGGCCCCGGCTGGCGTTTACCGCACCTGGGAAACTGCTATTCGAGAGCACTGCCCAGATGAATTTCAGGAGCGCGCATTGATCCATACTTGGCAATCAGGCGCTGGAGTGATGGACAAAAACAGATTGCAAAAGTTTTTGTCCACCAATGACCCGTGCCGACCGCGCATTTTGCTGATGAATGTGGAGGCGCATTCTCGGGCTGGTGAGGCCAGAGAGGTGGCACAGATTTTCTTGAACAATCCAGCACGTACAAATATGATGGCGATTGACGAATCAACAATTGTCAAAAATCCCTCTGCCAAGCGCACAAAATTTATCAATGGCAAATTAGCCAAACTGGTAGTGTGGAAACGTATTCTTTGCGGGCTAGCCACGCCACGTTCACCATTGGATTTATTTTCCCAATTTGAATTTTTGAATTGGGAGATACTTGGTTTCCGCTCCTATTACGCCTTCCGAGCACGCTACGCTGTCATGAAGCCAATGTGGTTCGGCGGACGCAAGGTGGCAGTGGTGGAAGGCTATCAGCATCAGGAAGAATTGCAAGCGCTCATCGCACCGCATAGCTTCCGTGTGGAATTCCGGCCCAAGATACCTTCAACTTACACAATTCGGGAAGTGACACTGACCCCGCAACAGCAAAAAGCCTATGACGAGATTAAAGCCTTCGCTACTACTGAAATTGCCGCTGGCGCGCATGTATCACCAACTGTGGTGATCACTCAGATTTTACGGTTGCATCAGATTTTGTGCGGCCATGTCAAGGATGATATGGGCAGCGAGCACGCCTTACCGGAAAATAAGACCAAGGAGCTCTTAGAGCTATTGGAAGAGTATCACGGTAAGGCGGTAATTTGGTGCAGTTATGATGCTGATATTCAAAAATTAACAGCTGCGCTAGAAAATGAATATGGCACCGGCTGCGTGGCTAGGTTCTGGGGTGGTAACAAGAATACACGAGAAGATGAGGAAAAGAGATTTCTTCTCTTTTCCTCATCTTGCCGCTTCATGTTAGCAACACCTTCCGCTGGTGGCCGTGGCCGTACCTGGACAGTGGCAGACCTTGTGGTTTACTACTCCTCCACTAATAATTTGGAGCACCGCGATCAAAGCGAGCAGCGCGTGCAAGGTGAAGAAAAAAATAGACCGGTTGATTACGTAGATTTGATCGCGCCAGGCACCGTGGAAACGAAGATACTAGAAGCGTTGCGCGCCAAGATAAACATGGCAGCCGTGATCAATGGCGACACTTGGCGACAATGGCTTATTTAGGGTGAAGGCTATGCCAATAGATAAGGCAACTCGTCCCCGCGTAGCCGAAAGAGGTAACCCCTCTCCTTCACCACCCTTGATCCGCGCCATGGCCAAGACGCTGCACGATCATGACGTTGACCCGCACGACGATCCGGTCCGGCTGATCACCACGTTGATCACGGCGGGCTTTTCGTCCAACGATATCACGGTCAATTGGGATGGCGTACTGACCATGGCGATGATCCGCCAGCGCAATGAGGAACGACGATGACCCAATGGATGCACGTTTCACGTGGCACGTTCTACACCGAAATCGGACGTGGCAAATTCCAGCACAACAATCGTGCGCTGCTTGATGACGAAGACGTCGTCATTTATCGCAGCAATACCGATGGGCAGATATGGGTTCGCTTGGTCCGCGAATTTGAGGACGGAAGATTTACAAAGGTGCCGCCGTGACCCAACTGACTAAAAAGATCATCCGCGACAACACGCCGCTCAACCTGAAGCGTAGTGCCGCCAGCAAGAAGGCGTGGCGCGTGCGCAAGCAAGCCTTGAGAGATGTATTTAAAGCGCGGCTACAAAGTATGGAATACGAAGAACAACTAGAACTTCAACAAATTAGAGAAGAAGGAAAAAGAAAATGACCAATCCTAACAGGACCAATCCTAACAGTGGCCGTTCGATTGACCACCAGAAGCGTTTGGTTTGCTGGTTCGTAGGCCATCGATGGCAGTTACGGTTAGGCGCTTGGTATGAGTGTCAACGTTGCTGGACTGCAAAATGGAGGTTTAAATGATCTGGCTCATTCCTCTAGGGTGTCTGGTGCT